TTTCCAATTGTGTTGATAAACTCTTTTTATGACTTATGACGCCACAGCCCAAAAACTCGCGGTCAAAGTGATCGGCACCGTTGAATCAAATCTGAATTATTCGGCGGTTAATTACAACGACCCCATTACGGTGGGTATCGCGCAATGGTACGGGGTGCGGGCAGCCGACATCCTCGAGCGTATGCGCACCACCAACGCCGGGGAATGGTACGGGGTGGAACCGTCCATCGGGAACCAGCTCGCCACCATCCCCCCAACGGACACGTGGTGGAACAGCCGCTACCTCACCTACACCGAAGGGGTGTCCCTCACCGGGGTGATGTCCCGCAACCAGGCCATCCAAAACCAGCAGTTGACCGAAGATTTGGATGAGTACGTTGACATTGCGGAAGCCAACGGTTTCGACCGGGACACCGACACCGCCGCGATGATCTACTTTTTCAGCATGTACCACCAGGGACCCGTCTACGCGTTCCAAGTCGTCACCGACACCGGCCCGCACCCCACCCTGTCAGCGATCCACGCCGCGTGCCTGAACAACGCCGTGCTGGGGCAGTACGGCGCCCGGTACAACACCACCCACGACCTCATTGTTGAGGCGGATTTGTCCGGTGTTGACCCGGTCCCGCCCGAGGAACCGGTACCGACCCAGCCAAACGGGAACGCACGCCTCATCACCGCCCAGGGCGACCTGCTGTTGGTGCAGTTCGGCGACGGCGAAAAAGTGACCTACTACCCCAGTGGCCGGGGGCAGTGGACGCCTCGCAAAGCCGCCGACGCGCCCCCGGAACCCACCCCCGTGCAGCCGCCGCCGCCGCCCGGGACCGGTGACTGGGTCCTGCCGTTGACCGGGTCCGTGACCATGACATCAGGCTACGGCCCGCGTGCGTTCGACGGTTTGAACAGCTACCATTTCGGCGCCGACCTCGCCAACCCCGGCGGTAGTCCCGGGAACGTGGTCGCACCCACTGATCTGGTCATCACCCGCGCCTACAACATGGGGGACCCCGGCGCGAACGGCACCGCCGGCGGATACGTCAAAGGCCACACCACCGACAACGCCTACACGTTCAACTTCTACCACATGGCCCCCGGCACCGTCGCCGTATCAGCGGGGGACACCGTCACCACCGGCACCGTGCTCGGGGTGGAGGGCGCCACCGGGAACGTCACCGGGCAGCACCTACACTTCGAAGCCTACAACGGCGCCCACGACGACCCCTGGCCGCCGCCTTACGGGGAAACCATTGACCCGCTCCCCGTGCTCCGGGCGCACGGAGTGGCAATATGAACGCGCACACCAGCATCCCGGCCCATCACGACAATGTGGTGCCGTTCCCGCCCAAAAAGAAGGCGCGGGAATTCACCTGGTACAACTGGGACAAAATCAGTTCCTTCAACGGCACCTACAACTTCATGGTCGGTGCCCGCGGTGTCGGTAAAACCTACGGCTGGAAGAAAAAGGTCATCCGGGCAGCGATCCGGAAACAGGAACAGTTCATGTACGTGCGCCGGTACAAAGACGAACTCAAAACCTCCAAGGAAACCTTTTTCGCCGACCTGGTGGCGAAAAACGAGTTCCCGGACTGGGACTTCCGGTCCTACGGTGCGACCGCGCAGATGGCGCCCGTGTCCACCCGGGACGACAAGAAACGCCCGTGGAAAGTCATCGGGCACTTCATCGCCCTGAGTACGGCGCAGTCCATCAAATCGGTGGCGTATCCCCTGGTGACCAACATCGGCTTTGATGAGTTCATCATCGAAAAAGGCACCACCCACTACATCGCCAACGAAACGCACGCGTTCAACAACCTGTACTCCACCGTTGACCGCAACCAGGACAAAACCAAAGTCTTTTTCATGGCCAACAGTGTGGCTATCACCAACCCGTATTTCCTCGAATACGGGATCAAACCCGACCCCGACAACGAATTTGTGGTCAAGGCGGACGGGTTTATTGTCGTCCATTTCGTGAACGCCGCAGAATTCCGTGATGAGGTGTACAAAACCAAATTCGGTAAATTCATTGCCGGCACCGAGTACGGCGACTTCGCCGTCGGCAACGAATTCGCCGACAACAACGACAACCTGCTCAACGTCAAAGGCGCCAGTGCACGGTACACGTACACCATCGAAACCCGGCAAGGCACATTCAGTGTATGGATCGACTGGCAGCAGGGTAAATACTATGTGCAGGAACGCCGCCCCAAACAGGAAATGATTTTCACCCTACTCACGGAACATATGTCCGAAGGCAAAACATTGTTAACCTATTCGGATAAGATAGTCCAAGTACTACGAACCGCATTCCGCAACGGCAACGCCTATTTCGACACCGCCAAATCCCGGAATGCATTCATCGAAATATTCAAACGCTAACTGGGAGCGGCAATGGGAAGATACGAAGCAAAAGACGGTTTCGTCATACCGTCGGCAAAAGTCCGGGCCTACCTGTACGGGATTGTCCTGGCAGCATCCCCCATCGCCGTCATCTACGGCATCACCACCGCAGCACAGGCCGGACTCTGGGTGGCACTCGGCGGCGCCGTCCTGGGCGTCACCAACGCCATCGCCCTGGGAAACACCAAATGAGTATCGGGCAGGCCATCAAAATGATCCGTGAACCACGCGCCATCAACGTCGCCCAGGTCATCGCCTACGCCATCGCCGCCGGCTCCGGGGTGATGGCCGTGCTGGGGGTGGCCAACCCAACGTTCATGGCCTCCACCATCGGCCCCAAAATGATTATGGCCGTCGGCATTGTCCTCGCCGCCGGCGGGGTGACCGGTGCAGTCTCAGTCATCACCGGGTTGTGGTGGCTCGAGCGCATCGCCCTGATCATCACCGGCACCGGCTGGGCCATGCTCCTCCCGGCGGCCGTGTTTTTCTCCCTCACCGGCCGCTCCCCCGCCATCTGGTTAATTGTCGCCCTCATCGTCACCGCCCTCTGTGACGTGTTCAAACGCTACCGGCGCATCGACTGGGCATACCTTGATCCGACCCGCTCATGACCTTCACCCCCGAAACCCTCACCGCCCTGGTGGCCGCGCTCGGACTGCCCGTCATCGTCCCCAAACTCATCGACGGGTACAAGGCGTGGCGGTCCGGCCGCGCCCAGCAGGAAAAAACCGAGAACCGTTCCCTCCTCGCCCGCGTCATCGACGCCGAAAAACAGATCGACGTCGAACGCCAACTGCGCCGCGCGTGGGAAGAATTCGCCGGCCGGCTCCGCTACATGCTCACCCAACTGGGTGTCCCCGACGACAAACTACCCGAGGAACCCTCACGGAAAGGCCGGGTGAACCAATGAACATTGACGAAACCCTCACCGCAAAGGGTTACACCCCGGCGCAGCACGTACCCGAAATTTTCGGTCAGTCCCGCATCATCGAATCAATCACCATCCACCACTGGGGTTTGACCGGGCAAACCCACGACGGGGTGAACAACTTTTTCATCAACGGCCCGGGCTCAACGTCGGCGCACTATGTGGTTTCCGCCGGCCGGGTCAACTGCCTGGTCGCACCCGAGGATGCTGCATGGCACGCCGGGAACGCCCACGGCAACGCCACCTCCATCGGCATCGAATGCCGCCCCGAGGCATCCGACGGGGACTACCAGACCGTCGCCGACCTCGTCTCCTGGCTGCGTTCCCGCTACGGCGCCGACCTGCCCCTCATCCCCCACCGCTACTGGCAAGCTACCGCCTGCCCCGGCGTGTGGGACCTTGACCGCATCAACAGGCTAACCACCCCCATCGCCCCGGCCGGGGACCTCACAGAACAGGACAGTTACTTGAGTTCACTCTCAGACCAGGACCAGCAAAACATCTATCACGCCCAAGGTCGCATCGACGCCGGCGTCGCCGAACTCATCACCGTAGCCCGCGCCATCGCCGCCAAACTCGGCGCACCCCTGCCCACCACCACCCTCGTCAAAGGCTCAGACCAGCCCGCCGTGTACGCCTGGGACGGCGGCAACGGATACCGCGAACTCGACTACCCCGAATTTGTGGCCCTCATCCAAACCGGCGCCACCCTCCGCACCGTCGACCAGGCAGTCATTGACAAGGCGGTCAACTAATGTACGTCGACCCGAATGAGGGCAGGACCATTATTGAGGGCAGACCCTACCTCCCCAAATGGCTGGAACCAACGGCACTAAATGCCACTTATGCTCCTGCGTCCGGTTCGGCAAACTATGCCACTCCCGCAGCGCCTAAGCAGGCCGTCGCCAAGTACGACTGGGTAGCTAACTATGTTCGGGAAGCGTTCACCCCGCCCGCCGCCGACGACCTGCCCACCATCGTCTACACCACCCCGGACACCACGGCACTATCCAGCCCGGTCACGTACAAGCCCGCCATTCTTGGCACCGGCTCGCAGACCCTCAACTGGGACGGGCAAAGCGACACCAATTTCCGGATCAGCTCGGGCACGTACTACTCGGGCAACGGCGGCTCCAATGACCTGGCCCTGTACGGCACCGTCAAGCCGGGCGGCGGCGCGCAGGCCGCCAACTGGCCGATCATGCTCTCCTTCGTGACCAGCTCCGCGACCATCGAACTCGCGTTCTACACGGCGGTCACCACGGACACGCCCATGTTCCGGGTCAACGGCAAGTGGGTCACGGAGAAGAACATCCAGCGCAGCGCCACCGGCAACGCCTACAAGGCAACGCTTACGTTCCCGTCCGCGAAGTCCCGCACCATCACCGTGCACGGCGGCCAGTCCCTCGGGCTGATGGCTGTCCGGCTCCCCACGGGCGGCACCCTGACCAAACCCGCCGGGACGATCAAACGCCGGGTAGCGATCATCGGTGACTCCTATGTGAACGGTGCCGGCGGCGCTGGTGCTGAGGGCGCGGGAAACCTCGAATCATTCGCCACCCGCCTGGCACACCTGATGGGCGCGGACGATGTGCTGCTCGCGGGCATCGGCGGGACGGGCTGGGTTGCAGGCATGGACGGTGCCACGCCGAACCCCTATAGCACCCGCACATCCTACGTCGCGGGCAAGTCCCCGCACGCGCTCGTGTTCTACGGCTCCATCAACGACGGGTCCAGTGCCGGCGCGATCCAGGCGGCAGTGGAGTCAACACTTCAGTCCGTCGCCGCCGTTCCCGAGGTCTACGTGATCGGCCCGGCACTGTCTGGATACTCCGCGAACGCCGCGGCCGTGAAAGCTGGGACTCTCGCCAAGGGCCGGGTCTACATCGACGCTGAGGACTTCATCTTCGGCACCGGACGGATCGACAACCCCAAGGGCGACGGCAACCGCGACTTCTACCTCATGGCAGACGGCGCACACCCGACGTTCGCCGCACACAAGGCGCTCGCGGAACACTGCTTCCGGGGCATCTACACCCGCAACCAGTAGGG